CAACAGATAAATTAAAAGGATATTTCGATGGCGAAAGCTAAAGGTTTATATGCAAAGGTTGCACACGTACCCGTGTTTCACAAAACGTCAATTGGACGTAATCCTAGTAAATGCAAAATGAACAAATCGAAGCGGCGTAGCTTTAAAAAATATAATGGCCAAGGAAAATAATGGTTGACATCTTTTTATGGGATATTATATTACCCGTATGAAAGAAAAAATAATAACGATAACACCGAAAGGTATTAATCAGAAACAGTGGACCAATCTTTTATTAGAAATTAATCTAATGAAAAGAGCATGGCGACCCTACGGAGTAGATATACAAGTGTCTGCACCTGGACTAAAAAAGATTTTAGAGTGGGGTACAAAGGTAGGTGGACAGTTATCTGAATTAAAGTAATGGATCTAATATTACTAAACGATGGTTTATATAGTTTAGTTTCTGTTACTAAAGAAATGATGCAAGGCATTGAAATTATGGCAGAAATTGATTGTTTCGATCTCTGTGATATTTTAAGATTGCATCTAACAACATACTATGATGCACCTTATAATGTGCACGTGATGAAGGATGGCAGTGGAGATTTTATTGGCTGTGTTTGTAAGTAGTTTACCAATACTTCTTGCTGTTGTTATGTTGTGGATGTGGAATAAAGAGAATTGAACTACCGGTTAGTAGGCGTCGATACAAAAGCTTCGCGCTAAGTCACTCACGTTAGCTATGACCCGAGAGGGTAGCGACCAAAACCGGACGGTGTATAGTACAGTGCACACAGATCTATACACCGTATATGATTAGATAGTATTTATAGGTTCGCAGTAGAATTTAATAAACATACCATATTTGTTAACATCTTCTCTACCGACTTCTTTAAGTTTATTCATGGACTCTTCATAACCAAACATCAAACAATCGTAGTTGGTCCTAAATGTTTCTGGCCATTGGTATGGGGCAATACAATCACCTGCTATGCTAGAACATATAATTAATGTTAATAATATTTTCATTGACACCTATTGTAAGTTATGAGATAAATCCTATATCTTAAATCTAAGAAAGGAGTATAAAGTTTATGACAGACATAAGCAAATATAAAAATGTATCACTGCCAAAAGATACATATAATAAAATAGACAAGATAAGGAAAGTTATGATTCCTGAGATGACAATTAGTAGATCTCAAACAATAACATTATTAGTAAATGAGAAAGAGAAGAAGTTAAATGGCAAACTTAAAAACGCGTAAAGTAATCTGTTCTGTTTGTAATGGAAACGGATTTGTCCGAGTCCCATACGAACAGGTCAGAGAAGAACAATGGGCTGATTGCGACTTTTGCAACAACCAAGGTGAAATAGAAGAGGAGGTAGATGAAGATGCTGATGGACAAAGAAACCCAAATTAAAAGTTTGAGAGAAAATGTCGAAGCTCTTGAAGGTAAGATTAAATTCTTACAAGATACTTGTAGACGTGCAGGCGCTCAGATTAAAAAACTAGAATCTGAATTAAAAGAAGCAAATGCATGGAAGGAGGACGAAGTTGAAAAGTTTAAAGCTAGACTTAGAGATAGTGCTCCATACGAGAAGAGACTAGCTAATGATTAGCACTGAAGATATTGCATATATCGCAGGGCTATTTGATGGTGAGGGATCTATACATTTTAAGCGTGGTCCCGAAAAGAAAAAGAAACACAAAGGCAAAGGTTATCGAATCTCGAATAGTTTAAGACTATCGATGGAGATAACCATGACTGATCATAGTGTATTGTTATGGGTGCATGAAGTATTAGGTGTTGGAACTTTAACCGATAAACCTAGAAAAGGTAAACGTGTTGACGGCACAAAATACTTGATGCAGTACCGATGGAGATGTACTTTTAGAGATGCGTATTATGTTTGTAGATTGTTATGGCCATATGCACACACGAAATTACCCAAGATACAACAAGTTATAGATCACTATTCTGATAACTTAAATGTTGTTAATCTAGATGATTATAAAAGGATCGTAAAACAATGAAAATATTAAAAATAGGTATTGTTTGTTTACTATTATCTGCGTGCAGCGCTAAATTTGATGGGTACGATCCAACAACTGCTATGGTAAGATGGATACTAACACATGACAAAGATTAAATATAAATTTTATTTATGGTTAATGGGTGTAGCAGGGTCTATTAGTGCATGGGCCTGGAGAGAGCACGTAAAGATATTAAGATCTAAAAAATATAAAATTAAAAAGAGGTTTGATGATTTGGAATAAAAAATTTGAATATCCTACATCGATTAGATCATCGGTAGAAGGTAAAAGACATTACGAGATAACAGGTCAGAAGTTACCATCTGTGACTACGATATTGTCAGCAACTCAGAGTCCTGAAAAGAAAGCTAAATTGGCTGAGTGGAAACAGAGGGTAGGTACCCAGCAAGCAGACCGGATTCGTGACGTGAGTGCCATGAGAGGCACGGCAATGCACACGTATTTAGAAGGGTATATCTTGGGTAAGAATCACATGGACCTTACATCAATTGGCCGTGAAGCAGAACGAATGGCTAAAGTTGTTATTGAATCGGGGCTCGGGGACCTGGAAGAAGTGTGGGGTAGTGAAGTAACATTATACTATCCTGGACTGTATGCAGGTGCAACCGATGTTGTAGGAATGTATGCAGGTAAACCATCTATTATTGACTTCAAGCAAACCAACAAACCAAAACAACGAGAATGGATTGATGACTACTTTGTGCAGCTGGCCGCGTATGCAATGGCTCACAACCAAGTCTATGACACGAAGATACAATCTGGAATCATTCTAATGTGTAGCAAGGACTGTTTTTTCCAGAAGTTTGAGGTACACGATGAGGAATTCCAGGGGTATATGCACCAATTTTTACGTAGAGTAGACGAATATTATAAAATTGTACCAAATGTACCAGAGAAAAAAGACGCTTCAGGTACAATTTCAGAGCAAAATGACCAGTAAATACAGGGATAATAGCACGATTTTAGGATTGTATACGATTATTCTCTATAAAATAAAAAAATTTTTTTTATTTTTTTTAAAACCTAGGTACAATTGGTACAATTTAAAAAAGTGTTATATACCAACGCTTAATTGCTCAAATTTGTACCAAGACCCCTTGGTACAATGAGGTACAATTGGTACAATTGTTAAAAAAGCTAGGAATTGCAACAGTATAGGGGGTCACGTACATGAATTTTGTTTTTTATTTTTTCATATGTTAAAAGGGGTACACCATGAGAAGAGCAAAAAAATCTAAATATAAATCAGTTGTAATCAAAAAGAAAAGATATTACTTTTATAAAATTACATGGGTTGATATCACAGGTGATAGTGGTCATGCTACCGAACATGACTTCTGTGGATTCATGCCTTCAGTTATGGTAACTCACGCGTACCTATTCAACAAAGATAAAAAGAATGTTAGAACGTTTGCATCTTACGAAGAAGGTGATGAGTTGTTTTCAGATAGAAATGTATTTCCAATTGGGTGTATAACTAAAATGGAGAAGGTTACTCTATAAGTTTTGTATCTGCAATTCTTTGTTCGTTTAATTCTTTGAGTCTTTTGATTTCTTCTTCACGTTCTTTCAGATCTGTAGCATTTATATTTAAGTTAACATTTGTTTCACTAAATTGTCCTGTAGCTTTACCTATCAATGTTTCATACACTGATGCATCTTTAATCTTACCTTCATCTACAAGTCTTTGAGATAACACAGACTGACGTTTTACATAGTTTGATTTTGTAACTACATATGCTCTGTTAACTTCATTAGATCTTTTTCTAATGTATGCCTCTATCTTTGGATTCCTACGTAATCTAGATCCTTCTACAGCTGCAGAGTTTTCTGCATAACCTGCATGTATAGCTGCTGCTGTTGCTGTAGTTCTACCTTCATTGAGTATAAGATACTCACAGAATTTTCTCTGCATGATTGTAAGGCCATCAGTTTCAGCTAAAGGTGTTGCCTTCTTTTCGACTAATTCTTGACTCATAGTTGCAATATATAGATTTGTGGGATATATATCAAGACTTATGAAAGCGAAAGAATTAAGACAATATCTAGACAAATTCCTAGTGTCACCAGCCGCACAAAATGCAAGAGTTCAAATTGAATTACCTAACGGAGAAAAAATAGATCTAATTGAAATTCAGTTGTTGGAATCTCGAATGATTGGTGATAGAGACACTCACATTTTAAATTTAAAAGGTGTTAAACTTGGTGGTACATGGAAGATGCCAAAGATAATTGGCAAGCTATAAACAGTCTGAGGTTAGCAACTTGAAAAAAGAGACTGATTTATACCGTGAACTTAAAAGAAAAATTAAAACAATATCGTGGAATAGACTTGAAAACCGTAGCTTATTGGGGACTCCCGATCTATTGGGTTATACTACTTACGAGCACTTTTTTACACTGGAATTGAAGCTAACATTTGCTAATAAAATTCGCTTCTCACCCCACCAAATAGCCTTCCACGTGAAGCATAAAAAAAATACTTTTATCCTTGTTGCTTGCACCCCGGACCGTGGGCTTGTGCGCTTGTACCCTGGTCATCAGATCCTGGAGCTTGTAGACTCTGGCTTGAAGCTTGAACCCTTAGCCTCCGGCTGGGATGCTTGTCGCTTCGAGCTTGAACGCTTGGGAGCTTATCGAAAGGACAGCTTGTTTCCTTAAGCTTGCGACCCTGCTTCCTGAGCGCAGCGTAATATTTTGGGTGTCTGAATTCCATATTAATGTTTACCGTAACACACGTTAGGTGTGGACCTGTCCCAGCACTGTCTACAGCTGCCGCACTCGTTGCCCTGGTCCGGTGCCGGACAGGTTCGAGCTTCAGGGGCTGTTGAGACTGTAGACGTCCAGGGCCATTGTTTAACTGGTCCCTGTCCTATCATGTGTGAAGACATTCTAATTATTAAATTTGGCGGAACTGTGGCCGGGTCAATATCTTTTAAAAATTGAGCTTCACGGGTTGGCATCCAGTGCTTAGTGTTTGGCGTTTGCTTGCACACTAGAAAAATATTTTTTAGATGCTCCAGGCTCTGGATATCTCCGGAGTCGTGCCACCTGAACCAGTCCTGGTCCTTAATCAGTGTTACCATCGCAGCAACCCAGCGCGGGTCCTCGAGCGCTTGCAGCCTTCGATTCAGGGCAGCTTGTACATTTTTAAATCTATATCTACCCTTCAGGGCGTAACAGCCCGCGCACACTGAGCCCGGGACCTTCACCAGCTTGGCGCCAGTCTTGCAAGCCTGAGCCGGCAGGTTGTGCGCTGGTCCTGGCATCTTCGACGGCTTACTTAGGCCGCCGGTTATTTCTCTTGCTTCTTTTTTTAACATAATTTTCTCCTATAAAATCTTATAGCTTGTAGCTTGAAACCTGTCAAGCTTGCCGCCCACTACTAGCTAACGCGGGATTCTGCAAGCTTGAAAGCTTGAGCCCCAGAGCTTCAGGGTCCCCGCACAATGCGCGGCCCATCCCAGCCCTGAGGTATCCAGGCGCTTCGGGAAGTAGTTTTTTTACCCAATAGGGCTTCCAGCGACTGCGCCTGAATTTTATTTACCAAGAACAATCGTAACCGATAGATCTACCAGCTTTTAATTGTTCTTTAGCCCATTTGATAAATTTTTTATCAAGGGCTTTGTATTCTTTAACTGCTTGCTCTTGGAATTGCTGACCCCAAAAGAACCCATCACTAGCGAAGCAGTCCCAATAATCATTTTTAACTTGTTCCTCTAGTTCCTTGATTACTTCTTCTGTGATCCTGACGCCACCTTGACCACCATTAAAACCCAGATGTTGCAGGTCGTCGTGTGTATTATGTTCTTGCTCTTCTTTCTGTTTATTGAATTGTTTAGAAAAGAACACCTGAAGTCTTGCGTGTTTACGCCATACAAAACCAGCCTTTTCAGGTTCGTATTTATCAGAGTACACATTTTCAAAATCAATGTGTACTTTGCCGTTGCTATCTCGAAGCCCAGCGTATTGATCTAGTCCCATTTTATTTCTCCTTTATTGTTTCTTACCTGTACCATGTCCCAGAATATCTTACAATAAAATAATTTAAGTTATCCACAAATAATTTTCTTGACAGCTTGCAGGCTTGCTGATACTGGGCGGGCCCACCCGCTTGAAGCTTGTGAACTATGGGCGGGCCCACCCAAAAAAAAACAAAAAAATTCTAGTCAAGGTTGCATTGCACATTGGCAAGATAAATCCAAAAGTTGCCCCTCGTGGTAGGCTATGTTTATTTATCCAACTCGCCCCGAGTTCGTGACCAAAGTTATAGAGGTTTATACTCCTCGCAAACTGCAACCCTAACTCAACCCTAGATTGTGGACACCGATCGGCTTATTACGAGTGTGCCTACCACAATCTAGGGTTGTTCATCAAGGACAGATGAAACTAGTTTGGCATTGGTTCAGAGGGATTTTGATATTGTTCTTCAGTAATCGCTCTGTCCTCGCCTGTACATGCGTTGTGCCAAAAATAATCGAAATAATATTGTCCACTATTCCAACGATATTGTCTTGTTTTTCGCCACGCGTTTTCTTCACTCATTGTTAGAGGTTCGTTTAATCTACCAGAAACACTATCTATGGCTCTGTCCATGAAATCATTTGCCCAATCATTATAACAATTCAATGAGCAAAAATTTCCACCACCATAATAAAATGATGATCTTCTTCTAGTTTGATTTGTACGATTTCCTTTAGAACCTCGTTTTCTGTCCTTTGTGTCGTAAGTATGGCACTTATGACTTTGGCAATATTTTAATGCCATTTTCTGTCCTTTCTGCTAGGGTTGACTATTCTACACTAGAACTACCTTTCAACCCTATGCTTTCATTGTTGTTAAGTTTTTTTAAATAACAGATTTTAATATAATATCCCATTGACAAAAGTCAAGAATAGTTTAAAACTTTTTTTAAATTAACCAATAAAAAAGAAAGAGGACACATGGCTAGAATAAGACTAAACAACGAGTACCGAAACAAAATTGCAAATAGAATAAAAGTACATTTGCAACAAGAGGACACGCAAGAAAAAAGAAAGTACGACACTATGAAAGCTGAACAAGTGGACATTAACGACATGGCTTGGAGTGTTGCAGAAAAAATAGTAAGACGACACTACACAGAAGAAGATGTAGAGAAAGCATACTATCTGCAAAATAAATTTGAAAATGTTTCAACGATTGCAAAAGATAGTTGTTTCCATTTTCATTATTTAGGAACAAAAGAAAAAAGAAACTATGACAATGAACTTGTTGGAGTAGAAGAAAATGTACCAATAGAAAAACATTTTGATTTTAGATTAAATGGCGACATTGATACTGAAAGCAATTATTCTTCTAATAGTGATAGCAATTATGCTTTTGCTTTGTTTCGAGATGAAATCAATGCACAAGAAGATTGTAATGCTGACATCTTAATTGAACAAGCTAATAAAGATGATAACCCACACAAAAGAAAGTTTGTTGAGAACAATCAAAAATATTTGGGATTAAGTGGTGGAAGAAATAACGAAACCAAATATGGTCGTGAGTGGAATGAAAAATATCAGTTGGATTTAATCGGTAGAGATTATTGTAGAGATAGGTCTATCAAGTGTGAAAAATCTGAATTTGATTTTTTAATTTCTTGGAAACAACAAAAATCTGCTTTTGTCATGGCTCATACAAAATGGATTGAAAGCATTTTGAAACAGATGAAAGAAATTAAGCTTGGGCTTAAAGGTTATAAATGGCTTGATGAGGGCATTGAATTAGCAAATGAACTCGGACTAGACGTTAAAGACCATGAAATAATCAGAACAAACTCTAGTGGTTTAGTTATCTACAATCCGAAAAATCTAGCTGAAAGAATAAAGGGCATGAAAAACACCGAAAAAACTAGAGAACAAAAGATAGCAGAACGTGTTGCATATATGCAACAACAACAAAATAATTCTGATAACTTGAATTAATTTGTTGAAAATCGTTATGGGATAAACTATATTTATCCCATAACATTAAGTTATAGAAAGCGAGAAAAAATGATAAATAATAAACCTTTTGTTATTACTTACTATTCAGCAAGTGATAAGAAAACAATAACAAGAAATGCGTTATGGACAGAAAAATGCAGATATTGGATTTCCAAATCTGGCAGAATGTTAATGACGTATTTCGATATAGACGCAGATGGATATAGAACTGCGTCAGATAGTTGGAGTATAAAGTTATGATAGATAAAAATAAAAAGTTTTTCATTATTAAGAAACATAAGTTTCTTGGTACTGAAAGTTATGATCTGCATAAAGGTAAAATGTATGATTTAACAACAGCAGTTAAGAAGTTGTTGGCTCTTGATACATTGAACGAGGACAGAGAAAATAATTCCTATCACTTACAAGAAGTTAATTTCTCAATGGTTGATAAACCATTGGTGCTAACTGATGAAGTGAAAGAGGAACAATCAGAAATGCCTTTCTGATTTATCTCGCAGTAGGGTTTGTAGGTTAGGTATGATCTACAAATCCTACACTATCCTATGTGCAAACTGCATACCTCAAGCCATGTAGTAAATGCATAGTGTGTACCAATAGAGGTACCACAACATATTGATTTTTTGCTTGAAAATTCAGGGAGGGCCCACCCTAATCTGTAGTAGGGGTCCCAGACGTATACATATATGTAAGATTTAGACTCTTATAGACTAACTTTCAAAATTGAGTTATAAAAAAATATTATAAAAAATTTTATGGAAAATTTTTCAGGATTGACTCCAGAAGAGAAAGCACGACTTTTGGATCTAGAAAAGAGTGTAGAATTAGATAAAGCAAGACCAAAAATCAAGAAAGACTTTTTGAGTTTCGTCAAGTATGTTTGGCCTGAGTTTATCGAAGGTTCTCACCACAAAAAAATTAATAAAAAATTTAATGATCTCGCTAGCGGGAAAATTAAACGTCTGATCATCAACATGCCGCCAAGACACACAAAGTCGGAGTTTGCCTCATACTTACTCCCGGCATGGATGGTTGGCCTCGATCCCCGGTTAAAGATCATTCAAGCAACACACACGGCAGATCTAGCAATCGACTTTGGCCGTAAGACCAAGAACCTAGTAGATCAACCAAACTACAAACAACTATTTGATACACGTCTGATGGAGGACTCACAGGCCGCTGGTAAATGGAAAACGGAACAGGGAGGTGAATACTTCGCAGCCGGTGTTGGTGGAGCAATAACAGGTCGTGGTGCTGATCTATTAATCATCGATGATCCACACAAAGAACAAGATATTAAAAAAGATAGTAAGTCATTCGAGAAAGCATGGAACTGGTATACATCAGGTCCACGTCAACGTTTACAGCCAGGCGGACGTATTGTCTGTGTTATGACACGTTGGAGTACCAAGGACCTAACAGGTCAGTTGATCAGGGCTCAGGGAGAAGAAAACTCTGACGAATGGGAAGTCGTAGAACTACCAGCTTTACTACCGGATGGTAAACCTGTTTGGCCAGAATACTGGACCAAGGATGAATTAGAAAAAACCAAAGCATCTATTCCTGTTAACAACTGGAACGCTCAGTATATGCAACAGCCGACAGCTGAAGAAGGTGCAATATTAAAACGTGACTGGTGGCAAAACTGGGAAGGCAAAGAACCACCACAATGTGATTTTATAATTCAAAGTTATGATACAGCTTTTCTTAAAAAAGAATCTGCTGACTTTAGTGCTATTACTACCTGGGGAGTCTTTAACGATGAAGACGGCAGACCCAATATAATATTATTAAATGCTTTTAAAGATCGTTATGAGTTTCCAGAGCTACGTAAAGTTGCTCATGAGGAGTATTTGTATTGGCGGCCTGACATGGTGATCGTGGAGGCAAAGGCCTCCGGTATACCGCTGACGGCAGAATTAAGAGATATGGGTATCCCCGTAATTAACTTTACGCCGAGCCGAGGAAATGATAAACATGCTAGAGTAAACTCAGTAGCACCGCTTTTTGAGATGGGTATGATTTGGGCTCCTATGCACGAACACTATGCTCAGGAAGTTGTCGAAGAGTGTGCATCATTTCCGTTTGGAGATCACGATGACTATGTCGACTCCACAACACAGGCTTTGATGCGTATTAAACAAGGTGGCTTAGTTCGTAATAGAGATTCTTATCAAGACGAACCGTTACCAGATAGAAGTAAGTTAGTATATTATGGCTAGGAAACAGACATTAGATGCAATTATACAGTTGTACAAAAAACTTGGAGGTAACACTTCCGAGGTCCTTGGCACAAAAACAAATGTAAATTTTTTAGGAAAGGGTAAGTCTCCAGAGTTGATGTTGGACATGGACATCAACGTAGAGGCATTAGGTGTATTACCAAGATCAAAAGCAGTAGAAGAATTAAAAAACTCAGTAGGATATGCGGTCTCTGGTAAACTAAATGACATACAAGCAAACCAGTTATTAAAAAATATGCAGACAATGGATAATGTTTATTTTCCACCTGCAGCGCCAGCTAACGTAACAGACATGGTTACAGGAACAAAAGGTTTAGACAAAGCAGGTTTAGAATCTCTAAGATCCATGGCTGATGATCTACCACCTCCAGGTTCACGAGGTGGATCAGAAGATATCGCAGCTCCATTTACAGGTGCAGGACTTGAAGCAATTAAAAATGTTAAGAACAATAATTTAATTGTAAATGATATTGTAGATAAAATTTATTTAAACGCAGGAGTTTCAGCAAACGCTCAACCAGTTGCAAGAGCAAATGCTAGAGAATTTTTAAACAGAATAAAAGATTTAGAAGACCCAACAAATCCAGGTGGACCATCATTGTCAACTATTATGGAAGTAGATGATTTTAAATTTATGACTGAAGGTGGTGGCGGTGGTATGGGTGATCCATTGTTATTGGTACAAAAATATTTTGGACCAAAGGTTGCATCATCAGTTGCAAAACTAGACAATGCAGATGAGATACAAAAGTTTGCAGAAAATTTAGTTAAGGTAAAAGATGCAAGAGGCAATACAATAACTAGCAGATCATTTGATCCTGAGATGGTAGATGACTTTGATTTTGCAGATGGTGGACGTGTACCAATGTTCATGGGTGGTGCTGCAAGAATTGGTTATCAAGCTTTACGTAAGTACGGTATTGAAGCAGATGATATTACAAGACTATTTAAAAGTTTAGCTGTAGATAAAAGTTTAGTTGGTAAAGAAAAAACTATGTACTTTAAACAACTAAATCAAGTGTTAAAAAATCCAGATGACTTTCCAGAAGGTATTAGAGAAATACAAATTAAATTAGGTATCGACCCTATAGGATTTAAAAGCGGTGGTCTTGCCGGCATCCTGGAGGTGTAATGGCTGATCAAGTAGTTTCCAAAGTATTAAACAAAGGTCCGAATGTTAAAGCAGATCCCAGACTTTCAAAACTTTTTGATGAGGGCAAACTATATCATTTACGTTTAGGATTTGGAGACAATAGAAAAAATTATTACGGAACTAAATCAGAATTAGATACTATCTTTAAAAACAGAGTTACATCTGGTGGTGCACGTAATGTCGGTCTTAAACCACCTACCGGTTTTGTAACTGGTCAAGATATGCTCCAAGCTGCAAGAGATAAAAATATTTTTGTAAGTAAAGGAAGACAAGCATCTAACTTTGCAGATAAATTTAATATTCCTAAAACAACACTTAAAGGTCAGATGTTTTATGACATAAGTAAATTAAAAAATCAAAAAGAAGTAGACAAGATTCAAAAAGCTCAAGTGATTGCAGGATCTGGAACACCAGAAGCAAAGAAAAAATTTTTTAAGGGCAAGTCTTTTGAAAGTAAAAAAAGAGCAAAAGCTTTAAAAAAATTTGGTGGTGTAAAAGAAGGACCGTTTCAAGGAACTAAAAAAACTAATCTATCACACATGGATGATATATTTTCACAATATATTACCGGATCTAATTTAGGTTATGCACCTGCTTCTATAAACTATAAACTTGGTGACAAAGGTGGAATAGATATGAAGATGAGAGCTCTCTACAAAAAAAGAGAAAAGTTATTAAAACAAAATCCAAAAGATCTTGTCAAACAATTAGAAGATATAAATATCAAAGGTGCAAAACTTGCTGGTCAGTCACAAGGTTTTAAACAATTTACTTTCATGGATCCGATAACTAAGAAGACATCTTCTTTTGGTGGTGGTCGTTTACGTATTGATGTGTTTGATGAGTTTCCAGGTATGACTGAAAGACAGATTGTAGATTATATTAAAAATGCAGACCCAAATGATTTTGATGCGCAACTTAAAATTAAAATGTTTGAGTTAAATAGAAAAGAAGTTTTTAAAGCTGCAAATAGAATATCTAAAAAAGAACAATTAGAAGTATGTAGTTTATTATCTAGAGGTGGTCTTCCTGGTGATTGTGCTGCTGCAATAAATAAAGATCCTGTAAAAGCTGCACAAGTTTTTGAACAATCTACATCTGATAGTCCAGCGATGACAAAATTAAAACAAGCTTCAAATGGTTTTTTAAATTTTGTAAGAGGCCCTGGTCCAAAAACATTTGGTGTAGGTGCTGCTGTAGGGACTGCAGTAGGATTAGTAAAAGCATATAGAAACGATGATCCAACAACTTATTTATCAAACGAAGATCAACAGAAAAGTATGTTGGTTGATATGGCAACACAACCTATATCAATTGATGTAGAAAGACCTGCAATATTAGATTATCAACTACCAGCATTAGGCGGAACGTTAGCTGCTTCAACAGCATTAGCTGCACCATCAACAATCAAAGCAAGTAAATCAAGATCACTTGGTATTGAAAGAAAACCAAAAGGTTTTGTAAAAACAGGTTTAAGAGTTTTAGGTAGAGGACTAGGGGTTGCAGCATCACCTGCATTACTAGCACCTTTTGCAGCTGGAGATATTGCAAGTCAAGTAGCTGCTGGAGATACACCTGAAGATATTGCAACTAATCCATTTAACTATTTGTATCCTGCGTTTGCAGATCAAACACCAAAACTAACTAGAGGATTAAGTCCAACTATTCAAAAAGTTGCTAGATTAGGTTTACCTAGAATTGCACTTAAAGGACTATCTAGACTAGGTATCGGTGGCTTTGCTGCCTCTGCAGCTATACAGGGATTGGGATTATTAGATGACTAAAAAACTAACAACTACGATACCACCGCTTAGAGGACCTAACCCACAGGGGTTGAATGTTCCTGGAAAAAAGATTATAGTGGTGTCGAACTCGGAGAAAAATAATGTCAGAAATAGACAAGTCTCTACCAAACGTAGAGCAGGAAATAAAATTACCTAGCGAAGAAGAGATAGCAGAAGCATCTCAAGCAAACGTAGAAGAACAAGTAGGCCCCGAAGATGTTCAAGTTGAACAAGACGAAGATGGTGGTGCTACAATTACTTTTGACCCTGAAGCTGTAAACCAGCCAGGAACTAACGAACACTTTGATAACTTAGCAGACCTATTACCTGAAGATGTTTTAGGTAGATTAGGTTCTGAACTTTTTGAAAACTACACACAGTACAAAGCATCTAGAAAAGATTGGGAAGATGCATACACAAAAGGTTTAGATTTATTAGGATTTAAATACGAGACAAGATCTCAACCATTCTCAAATGCAAGTGGTGCAACTCACCCTGTATTAGCAGAAGCAGTCACACAGTTTCAAGCACAAGCTTACAAAGAATTACTTCCAGCGACTGGTCCAGTACATACTCAGATTATGGGTATACCTTCTAGACAAAAAGAAGAACAGTCAACGAGAGTAAAAAATTTCATGAACTATCAACTCATGAACGTGATGAAAGAGTATGAACCCGAGTTCGATCAGTTACTTTTTTATCTCCCTCTTAGCGGCTCTGCTTTCAAGAAAATTTATTACGATGAACTTCTTGACAGAGCCGTGTCTAAATTTGTTCCGGCAGATGACCTGATAGTTCCATACACTGCAACATCTTTAGAAGATGCAGATTCAATCGTGCATGTTTTAAAAATGTCAGAAAATGATTTAAGAAAAAAACAAGTAGCTGGTTTTTATAGAGACATAGAAATTACACCAGGCTATGCACAAGAAACAGAAGTAGAGAAAAAAGAAAGAGAGCTCGAAGGAGTTAAGAAAACTAGAGATGAACAAATGTTCACAATTCTAGAAATACACACGAACCTAGACTTAGAAGGTTTCGAAGATAAAGACATGGAACAAAACCCGACAGGAATTAAACTTCCTTACATTGTAACAATTGATACATCGTCAAGAGAAGTTCTGTCAATTAGAAGAAACTACAAACCAGAAGACCCAACAAAAAATAAAGTAGAATATTTTACACACTTTAAATTTTTACCGGGTTTAGGTTTTTACGGTTTTGGATTAATTCACATGATTGGTGGATTATCACGAACTGCAACGAATGCACTTAGACAATTATTAGATGCTGGTACGTTTTCAAATATGCCAGCTGG